ATTTATACTACTATAAATATAAGTCAAAAAAAAAGTGAGGAATTATTTCCTCACTCTTACATTTGGTCCTTTTGGAGAAGAACCTGATTTCTTATTTGCCTTATCTATTTCTTCTTTTTCTTTCTTTTTTACATCTGAAAGTTGTTTGTAGTAAAAATTTCTTATATGGATTGGTAATCGATATACACCTTCTTGTGTAAACCCATTTCCAAAATAACAAAGTTCAAAAATTTGTTTATGAAGTTGAACTGAGTAATTAATCGGTAGGCCAAAAAAACCCTACGCCCATTGGAATTGGACGAGTCTCCTTTTCTCCCGTTTCTTGGTTTTCATATTCAAACTCCATCTGTACATCGGGTTGTAAACTTGATAAAGTTTTTCTAAACTCTCTTGTATCTATCGTTAAGAACTTATTGTTAATAAAATCAGTAATTGATTTTGTATCATCTTTACCATCTACTGATTGAATCATGTATCTATAACGAGTTGTTAATTCAGCCGAAGTTCCGCCTTTATTTAATCTTTGTAATGCTTTAATATCAGCATCTATTTTCTTTTCATCTCCATGAGATAAAAGTTTAAATTCTAATTTTATACCAGTTGATGTTGTAAATTCATATTTGTTATCTCTATTGAGTTTTTCAAAATCAACATCTTTTGTTTGTATCTTAGATAAATCAACATTAATGGTTTCTTTTTCACCGAAATCATTTTCCAATTCTACTGGATAATTCTTTCCATATCCCAAAATACGAGTTGCTAACATAATAGCATTTTTATCCCCAATTAGAATGTCATCAACATTCACATTCTTATCAACTATAATTGATTCGAACAATTTATCAAGTACCACCCCCTTTCTAATAAGATTCTGCGAGGCGAGAATCTCCTCCTCTCTCGCAGTCATGTACTTGATTTCTATTTGTCCAGAAGATAGGGGATTGTTTTCTGGATAGACTTTACCTTGTGATGGGAGTTCTATCACTTCGGTAGGAAAATCGTAATTTGCCATAAACTTTAATTTTAATTGTTTGTATATAAATATATAACTTTAAAAAAGTTGTAAAAAAAAAGGTTCTCACTAAGAGAACCTTTTTGGAAGTATCAAAAGTATATTGTAGTATTAGTATTCTAAAATTGCGTAATCGTAAGAAAGTGTTAGGGTGATTTCTGAAGGGTCATTAGAATCCCATGCCAAATCATTAAACACTGCATTGTTGATAAATGCACCTTTAAGAGTCCATTGTTCAATTTTATCACCAACTGGTCCTAACATAAAGATATTAACATCTTTCTTATAGAAATCTGCATATCCATCTCTACCTGTTAGAGATTCGTGAGATGTTCTTACCCACTACATTACTTGTTGTGCTCCACTTGGAACGATTGGGTCAAATAGAGTGATTTCTACATCTTGCCACTCACCCTTACCTTTGAGTTTTCTCTTAACGTTGATATGGTCAAGGGTTACAACTTCAAACTGAATAGAAGGTCTATTCGCCGCTTTGATAAGATAAGATTGGATACCATCAATTTCCATGATGTATCTGTTCTTCATCTTCGGTTCGAAGTTGGTGTAGAACATATCGTTGAATTCTAATACTTCTGCCATTTTTTATTCTCCTATTATACTACTATAAATATAGTTTCTTTTTATTTTTTAATTATTATGCCGTGAACGAAGCTCCAGTTGGTAAAATGTTGAAATCAATTACAATGAATTCCGCAGTTTTAGTAGGTTGTAAATAAATCGCCCCTGCTAAAATGTTTCTATCAATCACATCTGGTGTGTTATTTGATTCATCCATTACAACTCTAAATGCATAAAGTCCTTGTCTTTGTTGAATTGCTTCTAAGTAAGGATTTACTGTATTTAGGAATTTACCTCTTGTTGCCGCTGTATTTTGTTCGAATACAAGGTATCTTGATGTAGATGCGATGTATTTCTTAACTTTGATTAACAATCTTCTTACGTTGATTCTATCAAGTGCAGATGCTCTATCTTGTAGAGTTTTCTGTCCGAAAGCAACGATACCCTCACCTGGGAATTGTGCGATTGGATTAATCTTTCCTTCATATAAAGTATCTCTTTCAGAGTGAGTTAATCTGTTTAATACAGAAACTGCTCCTACGATACCACCTCTGTTTAAACCAGCTGGTGCAAACCATTCAGCTGCTACTGCATCGTTTGATGCGTAGATTCCTGGCATCAATACTGATGGTGGAACTGATGTTAGTTTGTTCGTTCTTGAATCGATTGTCTTAACCCATGGATAGTAAGTACCAACATAGTTAGAGTCTACTGCCTCACCTTGAGCGGTTGCCTGAGCAATAGTATCATTGTAATCAGTTACATCACCGATGAAGAATGCATCTTCTCTAGCTTCTACCATATCAGTTACTTTATCGAATACATAAGGATGTAATCTTCTAATGATACCAGGTACAGATACTAAGTTGATATCGAAATCATCTGGATTAGATACTGCATTGATTGCTTTTACATAAGCAACTGAACCACTTGATGTTGAGTTTCCACAATCAAATCCTTGTGTATTACCACTACCCCAATCAGAATCACCAGCTTTAGCTGAAATAACTGTTGGTCTTATACCATCGAATCCACCTTGGAATCCAACTAAGAATTGTCTTTTATTAACATCAGTTGAATCTGAACCTGTCAATTCAAATCCAAAGTTTTTAGTTGATACTACACCACCAACAATTGCAGTGAACGCTCCATCAAATGAGAATACTGTGTTTCCACCTTGTGTTGCACTTGATGGAATCGGTGATAAGTAATGTGAGTTATCAATCTTAACAACCGCTGTTTCTAAATCAATACCACTATAATGAGTAGAGTTTGATGATGTGTTATCACCAGAGCCAGTTGAGAAGATAACTGCTGGTACGATTGATTCACCATATCCATGAGAACCAACATTTCCAACTAAAATTGGGTTAGTATATTTATCGTGTCCAAATGGTCCAGCAATAATTGGGAATGAACCTTCAGTTGAACATTCTACTCTAATGTATTTTGAATTATTTGTGTAATCACCATTTAGAGATTGTTTACCATTCGAATCAATTGTTAAATTAACATCACCGATTACTTTCTTGATGTAGTTTGGAGATGCAGGGTCTAAGTTAAGGTTATTCCATGTTTCAAGAATAACTGGTCTTTTGTTAGTATCACTATATCCACGAACTACAACTGAGAATGTTGCATAATCAGTAGAGTTATTAGTACCTGCCGCTTTTACATTGAAGATACCAATTTTAAATTCTTTGTTTGTATTTGTACCATCACCAATAGTGTGGAATCTAAATAGGTTATGTCTTTCACCTGAGATTAACTGAGATTGTATCCAAGGAGTTGAAGCAAATGTACAATCTTCTGTTAAATCTTGGTCTGCTAATGTAATAACTTTTACTTGACCACCAGCGGTTAATACAGATGATTGGTCTGTTGATTCTTTTTCAAAGTATTTGTAGATATAAGCACCTTTTGAACCTCTTGGTGATTCACCAAATACATCTGATAAATCATTTCCAGCTGAAGGTAAAACTGATGCAGATACTGCAGTGTTATAATTTGAGTTAGAACCACTTAAAGTGATTGAGAAAGCGGATGCGGATGGTTGTGAATCAATAGATGCCGTTACACCAGTTGTATTATCCCATAGATGAGTAGTGTGAAGTGTCCCAACAAGTGATTGATTAAGTGAACCACTTGAATCTACTACAATTGCAGCTGGTGCTGTTTCAGTATATCCACCGATATGACCAACTCTAACTATTGTTACAGTTCCTGCTTCTCTTAAATAATTTTGTACGGTATATCCTGTATAGTATGAACCATCAGGTGTACCGAATATTTCTTCAAATTCTGATTGTGTATTGACAACGGTTGGAACGAAAGCAGGTCCTTTTTTAGTAGGTCCAATAATTGCTGCTCCGATTTCACCAATCCCTTGCGATAGGAAAGAAAGGTCATTTTCTCTCGTAAATACACCAGGTGATACAATTTTTTCTGCCATTTTATATTACTCCTTGTTAATTTTTTGTATAATATACTCTTATATAAGTATAACCAACTAAATCGAAAGGTTATTTTTTAACCTTCAGTTGTAGTTGTTTCTTCATTTGGAGTTGGTATAAACTCACCTGTATTAGGGTCATAGTTACCATCTCCATATTTTTCATTCAAACCTTTGAACAATTCTTGTTCTTTTTGTGCAAGTTCTGAATGTTTTGCCAATAATTGATTTTGTATTCCATCAATCTCAGCTATTCTTCTTTGTTTTTCCACAGTTAATTGACCTAATTGAGTAAAAATATTACCAACATCTTGTCTTAGTTGATTAATCTGTGAAACTTCTTCTTCTGTAAACTTAATTGTTTCTGCCATAACTTTGTAATTTGATTATTTTAATTTATATATATAAATATATGGTTTTTTCCAAAACATAAAAAATTATGCCGGCCATGCTGTTACTGTAAAGGATGAATTATTTCCACCAACAGTAGTCCAACCAGAGTTAAGTCCTGATTGTTTATTTCTTACTCTTGCATAGTATGTACCAGCTGAAACTACACCTGATAACTGAATAGATGTTGTGTTCCAATTGGTTTCATTAATAACTGGTGATGAAAAATCAGAGTTATTATCTACCTGTATATCATAAGCAGTAATACCAGCAACTGAATCTGTATCTGCAGTTCCCCCACTCCATGATAAGCTTGGATGTGAATAAGATACTGAAGTTGGTGCAGTTGGTCCATCAAAGTCAGTATGTGAGTTACCACCTTTGTTGTGTGTTATGAATCCATTTGCTAAATATGTATCAGTATTTGTTACATCTAATGAAACAATCTCTACATCTTCATCAACTACTTCAATACTTTCAATTATTACTTCTTCATCTGCTTTAATAAGAACATCACCTTCATTTAATAAGTGAGTTCTTTTAAATCTATATGTTCCATCTTCTAATACTAAGAATGGGTGTTCAGCAGTTGCCTTAACTTCTCCATTATTAATATTGTAATATCTATTTGCGAAAGAAAATACAACATTCTCAACTTCAACTTCTACTTCTTCTTGATTTAATTCAGATGTATTCCAATCAATATAA